CCTCTGCGGCCGTCCCGCTCGACCTCGCCGTCTGCATTGGCTGGGACAGCGCCGGGCAGATCGCCTCGATCTCCGGGAGCGCTCCGACAACGCGCAGCGGCGGAGCGGTCGGGCCGCTGACCGAGATTGTTATCGGATCTAAAACTCTTGGTGTACGCGATGGGCAGGTACTTGAGTTTACTGAAATTGTTTGGTGGTTAGGTAAAGCTGCGTCAGCAGATATTCAAAATCAGGCACGAAATTATCAGGCGTGAGGATACTATGTCTATTCAGATTTTTCTGCGTTTTCCAAACGCACAAGAAGCAAATGCAATTCTACATCCATTAGGATTTGTCCAATCAGAAGAATCCCCAAACGCAACTACATACAGCGGACATATTGATGGCATTCGCTATGATGTTGATATTCTAGGAGTTCTGCGCGAACCATCTGGAACAATGTTAACAAATGCCGAAGGTGAAGAATTTCCTGAGTTAGTTAATATCCCCGGATGGCATATTAACATTCTCTGGTGGAGTGATGATCCTGAAACTATCCCAGATTTAAGTGCATACGTAATTACACCCGTAAACCCGCAGCGTACATTTGCTGATTGAAATATAGGAGCATAAAATGGCTGAACCGATTTCTCGTCTCATTGTTCCAGGTATTGCTCCGATTCTGGGTCGGTTAAACTGGTATATGTCTGCTGAATTGGAAAATTCATGCGTCTTGTTTGCTGTTCTTGGGGATACAATTCCAAATAGTTGTATTAACCGAGCATTTGCTTATCCTGACTTAATTCCAACACAGCCAGCGCCTGATGTTACGGCATCAGTTTTTGGCGCTACAACCACTGATGGATCAAAGTACTTTTATACCAGTATGATGCCTTCAACCGGAATTACAATTGGTGCAATTTCCAAACGAATTAGTGGAATCGCACCTATTCTTGCTACTGCTGCGTCATCTGTAATTGGCCAGTACGGATTTAACCTATTCTGGAATAATTCTACCACATTACAGTTTAACCGTATTGAGAATAATTCTGGTGCAGTAGCGTCTCGCAATGTTACATTAACGGTTGCTAATGCTAACGTGTGGCATCGAGTTATTGCGAATGCCGGAGCTGCTGGATCTGCACAACAGCTTCGGTGTCCAACTAATGGCGCTACCCTTGGTACAGCAACTGTAGTGTATCCACCCGATACAGGTGCTCCAGGTCCAGCGTATATTGGTGCTGATCGAATTACATCTAGTACTGGTGCACAGGGTATGCATGCAGTTGTTATCGGATTTAATGCTAATCTTTCTGATGCAGGTCGTGCTGAACTCGATAATCTACTTGTTCTTATTGCATCCGATCTAGGTATCACTTTCGGTACATGAACGTATGAATGTGTATGGAGGTTGTAATGGATACCAAAGAACTTCAGACAATGCTCATCGCATTGGGTTATAATCTTGGTAAGTATGGAGCCGATGGAGCATTTGGTGCATTAACTCGAACAGCTGTTAGTAAGTTTCAGGCTGATTATAAAGTTCCGATTTTATATCCAGGAACTGTTGGACCAAAAACTGAAAGTGCTCTTATTACTGCATATAAGCTTAAAGGCATTACAGAATCTACAAGTGCATTAAATCCAACTCCAGGAAATTATATCCCTTGGATGGATGAGGGTAAGCGATATATTGGACTTAAAGAGACTCCAGGTAGTGGAAATAATTCTACCATTCTTGGATGGGCAAAACGTCTTGGTGGTTGGGTAGCTGATTATTACACCGCTGATTCAATTCCCTGGTGTGGATTATGGGCAGCCCAGGTTATTTCAACGACTCTTCCTGGAGAACCTTTACCCAATAATCCATTAAGTGCATTAGCCTATAACAAATTTGGTATTGAATGCTCTCCACAATTCGGGGCAATCATGACTTTCACCCGTACAGGTGGTGGACATGTTGCATTTTATGTATCTGAAGATGATACATATTACCATGTACTTGGTGCTAATCAGAACGATGCAGTTAATGTAACCCGAATTAAAAAGGATAAGTTTTCAATGTCTCGATGGCCAAGCACATATCCTGATCCCAAAGGTAAACGTATCATCAAAAAATTTGATGGTACGGTTACAAACTCACTAGCCTAAGGAGAATCTAATGTATTTAGATCCTAAATTACAGAATGCTTTACGAACTGCTGTGCAGACTAAGTTAGAATCTCTAACAGCCTCGCACCCAGAAGCAACTATGTCTCCCGATGCTATTCAGGAGCTTACGAATGATATCGTAAAAGATTTCCCCGCTTTAGAGGCTTTCCAGCCTTTAATGCCTCAGTGGATCCGTTATTTTATCGGATATGCTGGAGCGTTTCTGACTACCCGTGGTGTTATTGAATCGAGTCTTTATGAAGCAATTGCAGGTGCTGTTATTATGCTTGCACCCCCAATCTATCGTACGATTATGACTCGAGTACGTCGTCGGAGTGCATAATGCCCACATCGGAACTTGAATCTGAAATGATTCATATTTCGCGGGAAGATCTTCGGGAATTGCTTGCTGAGGAAACTAAGAAAGCTGTAGAGGCAGCTTTTACTGAAATCGGACTCTACGCAAATGAGCCCACTGAGCGAGCAGAGATTCGCAGAGACTTCCGGCATTTACGCTCGTGGCGCGAAGCAACTGAAGCGGCCACGGGTCAAGCGGCTAAATTGGTTTTGGTAGCTATACTTGGTGGAATTCTTACTATTTTTTGGGTAGGTATTCGAACTCATTTTAAGTTACCATAATCATTGGGCTTCTGGCTAATATGTTAGCCTCCATATATTAGCCAGTAAGAAGGGGAGAGGGCTTGTCGTAGCTCTCTCCCCGTTATTATTTACTCTGTGTACGTAATCTCTGATATTTGCATTGCAGTTAAGGATGCATGAAGTGTATCACCTTTATACACATCATACCAGATAATCCCGTAAGTACCTAAATTCTCTACACGTCGAAGAATCTTTGTTACCCCATCATATCCAATAATATATCCTACCTGATCTTCGTCCTTGTATGGAATTGCTCCATATACACCTTTAATTTCACGGTTGATATGTTGCTCATCAGACATGCGACTTCTCCCATGGAAAGTTGACCCAGGTGTTAGCAAAAATACCCGCATAGAAGATATCATGACGCTTGCAGGCTTCAACATCCTTAGTGGCGATTACACTATATAGTGCATATGGGAAGAACTTATATAGTGCATTATATGTTGCGCCGGTATCGTAAATATCATCCACGATAAGGGTATGCGGAGAATTGTAAAAGTCAATATCTTCCAGCATATACTTATCGATAACTAATGAAGTACCAACAAAGCTGGCTTTATTTTCCTCAGTATATGTCTTAGCCTGAACATAGAAGATATTCGGTACTTTCAGTGTATGCGAAAGCATAACAGCAGGAATTGCACCTCCACGAGATACCCCGATAATAGTCTTGAGTGGAAGGTTCTTAAGCTTCTTAGCCAAAAATTCGCAAGCCTGTTCGATATTCGCCCACGAAACATTATTGTGTAAGGACTCAACCTGTTCTATTAGCATTGGCGTTGGTGTAGACATGATACAATATCCTTAGTCTGATTTGGTTAGTTAGTTAGGCATGAGCAAGACTTAGGAACTCAGCACGAAGTTCAGGCTTTAACCTAAACTTTCCGTCAAGCTTAGATGTTACAGTAATAGAATTATCTTCCACACCACGCATCTTGACACAATAATGTTCAGCTCGAATAACCACTGCAACATCCTCTGTACCGAGAATAAACTGTAGCGCAGCAGTAATCTGTTCAGTAAGACGCTCCTGAATCTGTGGACGACGCGCAAAGAAGTTAGCCACACGATTGAACTTACTTAACCCGAGAACCTTATCTCGAGGAATGTATGCAATTGCAGCAGTTCCAATAAATGGCATGAAATGGTGTTCACACATTGACTTGATGTCAATATTCGTCACACAAACCATTTCGTCATAACGCATTTTGTTTTCAACGGTTGTACACTTAGGAAAATTGTCATAATCAAGTCCTGTAAAAATCTCCTGACAATACATCTTTGCAATGCGCTTAGATGTTCCATTTAACGAATCGTCATTTAAATCTAAGCCTAGAGCTTCTAGTACATCTTCAGTTGCGTTGAAGACTTTGTTCCATCGAGAACCTCCGCTACAGCACTCATTGTTAAACGTCCCCTGACGATTAAGCATAGGAGTCTCAATTCCAAGAGCCTCAAGCTTCACGCGGATTAACTTTCCCAGATCAGCATCATGTGACATTGTATTCACCTACTACTGCTACTTCTTTTCTTGCCCGATGATACGCGGATAATAAGGCAACCTTATTATCAAACAGCTACGGGTGCTGAAATCGTTGGGTATGGATTGTATCCAACCAATTCAATATCCTGAATAGTCAGATCAAATATAGATGCATCAGACTTGATTAGAAGCATCGGAAGTCCTCGAGGTTCGTGTTCCAACCGTTCAAGCTGTTCACGTACAGCACTCGTATGCTCAGTATACAAGTGATAGTCACCAAAGGTATGAATAAATTCACCTGCAACCATACCAACTTCACGCGCAATTAGGTATGTAAGAAGCGCATACGAAGTAATATTGAACGGTACTCCAAGAAACCAATCAGCTGAACGCTGATAGAGCTGACAGTCAAGAAACTTTACACCATCCACCTCACGAACATAAAACTGGAACAAACAGTGACATGGTGGTAACGCCATATCAGGCAAATCTCCAACATTCCATGCAGAGATTACATGACGTCGGCTAAACGGATCATTTTTTAGATTTCCGAGAAGTTCGGTAATCTGATCAATTGATTCCCCAGAACTATTCAACCACGAACGCCACTGAGAACCATAGATCGGACCAAGATCACCATGTTCATCTGCCCACGCATCCCAGATATGGACATCATTATCCACGAGGTACTTGATATTTGTATCACCACTGAGAAACCACAACAGCTCTGCTACAACAGCACGCAAGTAAATCCTCTTCGAAGAGATAATCGGAAATCCCTGCTGCAAATTAAAGCGCATCTGATGTCCGAACAACGATCGGGTAGATCCATTACGACCTTCTTTAAGATTTCCGACAGTAGTCAATTTCTGCAGGGTTTCAAGATACTGCTTATCAACATTGTTCCACATGATCATAATCCTTTTCCACGAAGAGGTTTAGTTAAGTTCTTTGCACGAATTCGTTCCGAATTAGCATCAGACATTATCGCCCCCAACCAGCAGGTTTCTTTGTCGCAATAAATTCATTAGCAGATCGAATCAGATCAGCTCCCTGACCATTAATTGGTCGATCATCAACAAGTGTACTCTGCTGTATAGCATCAATCAGGATAGCTGCACATGCCATTAAATGTCCCAGATGGTGGCAGAGTGATACAGGGTCAAAGTCTTCACTTTCTTTGAAATCTTCGAGGTGTCGTTCGGCTGCCGAAATGTATGTACGTGCCTGAATCGGTTCGACACGCCAGTTATACGCACCATATTTAGTTGCACCATCCATAAGAGCTAAAGCTAATTCAACTTTAGCAGCTGTTGGAATTAACGAAAAATCAACCTTAGATGCACCAATACGATCCTTCGGGTTAATTCCAATATCCTGATTTGCATTCTTTAATCCAATAGCCCGATCGCTCTGGGTTGAAATGGGTGTAGCGGTAGCTGTAGCGGTAGCAGTGGCTTTCATAGCTTCCTCATACTTATCAAGTGTTCGACGAATAGCATCAGTGTTTACTTTGACCGCTAAAGAATTCAGAGTCTCTTCGAAGTCCTGAACAGCCGATGTTTCGACTGTCTGGCGTACATTCTTTTCAGTATACATAGTATTCTCCCTTAACTGCATTCACTATGACCACAGTTGACGCATTTCATACAACTTTCTACCCGGATCATTGTAGGAAATCCACATTTCGGACAAACGAACTGATTTGATACTGGTTCAACAATCACTGACGTAGCTGAAATTAGTTTAGTTGTTTCCGTTGTTTCAGTTGTTTTAGTTACAGTTGCAGTTGCACGGGTCGTTTTGTCTTCAGTAATTACTTCAATTGACTTTAAATGCTGTTCAATGATTTCACCAATATACGCTGGAAGCGATCCAACATATCGTCCGTTAATCCAAGCACCATCACGCAAGCTCTGAATCTGCTTAAGCTCACGTGAAATATAACTAATGTCCCCACCACTTCGGAAAATACCTGTAAGCATCAAACTAAGTGCAGTAGTCCATTCAGCATTTGTACCATCCTTAGAGGTAATGAAGATTTCAAATGGTCGATTATACTCATCGGAATTGATCGTTAGATAAAATGCCGAATCACGATTAGGCCATTTGATCTTATAAGTACGACCTTCAAGAACTTGTGGACGATCAGCAATTTTCTGTTCAACTGGCGCAGTGCTAGATTCGGCAGTCTTTGTGACTGCATTTGCATCAGTTAAAATGGATCCACGAACATCACTTGGTCGATATGTTGTACATCCCTTACATCCAGAAATATATGCAAGATCATAAACCTTTTCGAAAGCTTCGAAAGTAATGTCCTTTGGAACATTTACCGTCTTCGAAACACTTGCATCAATCCACTGTTGCACAGCAGCCTGAATATAAATATGATCTTCAACGGTTAGATCTGCCATAGTTACCATATAACTTGGCAACACAACCGTAGTATCATCAGGATCATACCCATTAATTTTGTAGTATAATGCTGCAGCGAACGACAGTTCAGTAAAGTGCTTGTAAGAATTATCAGCCTGTAGAATCTTACGATTGATTCGATGAGCAAATGCACATTCTAAACCACCGTCAAGATTTCCGTACACAATTGAAACTGTACCAGTAGGTGCTACGGTATTGAGTACACCATTACGAATACCGTTAAATAAGGCAATCTTGTTCTTAATGCTATCAGGCATTTGTGTAGTTACAAACGATTCCCCACTAAGATACTTTTTGGAATCAAACATAGGAAATGGCCCACGTTCTACAGCCAAATCGATCGATGCATCGTATGTAGTCAAAGCAATTGTACGTGCAATAGAACTTGCAATATTAATTGAACGCATACCACCGTAACGTACTCCTAACATTGCAAAAGCACTTGCTAAACCTGTGAACCCAAGACCAATTCGCCGCTTATTAAAAGCCTCAATCCGCTGTTCTTCTAATGGAAAGCCTGTAACATCAATTACATTGTCCAAAAAGCGCACACCCATTCGAACAGTATCTTGCAGAAGATCCCAATCGATATAGGCATTTTCTTTGAATGGATTCTTAATCATTCGAGCAATGTTAATATGTCCTAAATCACATGCACCGTGTGGTGGTAATGGCTGCTCTCCACAAGGGTTAGATGTGCGAATATTTTCACAATACCAGAGATTATTGAACTCATTGACTCGATCAATAAAGATAATGCCCGGTTCAGAATACTCGTAAGTATTCTTTTTGATCATAGTCCAGAGTTCTCGAGCACGCCATACAGAATACACATACTGCATTATTCCGTTGTCATCAATGAAATCATATTGAACTAAATCAGGATTGCGATCTTTGGGAGGAATAGAAAAATGTAAATACCACTGTTCGTCTTCTTCAACAGCTTCCATAAATGCACTTGAAATTAGTACAGACACATTGAAATTGGTTAAACGTCCTGGAGTCTGTTTAGCAACAATAAACTTGGGCAGATCTGGATGTGTATCGCTAAATGTAGCCATCATCGCACCACGGCGATCTCCAGCTGACTTGATAGTATAACACATACTATTCCACATATCCATAAATGGCAATGGTCCAGAAGCTGTTGTGCCTGTTCGATACAGAATAGCACCTTCAGGCCGAAGAGTGGAAAATTCTGCACCATCTCCGCCACCCTGCTGCATAGTGAACATGAAATTATCATGCTCACGTGCAATCGAGCGCAGATCATCATCAATTGTACCTGTTGCGTAACAATTCATAAGCGTAACAGTTTTATGGGTACCAGCACCAGCAAGAATTCGACCTGCTGGGATCCACAAGCCTAAACGCATAAAATCATACGCACGCTGAGCTTCTTCGGTGTTATTGTCCTTCTTATAGACACCCTGAACAACTCGATTGCACATGTCCTCGAAAGTTGTCTCATTCGGCTGTTTAAACTTATCCTTCCAAACCGCTACAGACATTTCTGTAGACATAATCGGAATGGTGTGAAAAATGGAATCAACACGATGAGCATGCTGATTATGGTGCTCTAGAGCATGGATAATATCATCAGACATTTAATTCTTCCACTTCCATTTCCATTTCTAGTTCATGCGACATTTCTAAATAATCTGCAGGATCAATATTATTATGAATAATATCCTGCTGGAAATTCCGAAGACGCATAACAAGAGGACGTTGAGGATTCAATAGATCAAGCATATCATTTACCTGATGGATTCCCTCTCCAATTGAGACTGTAACAGGCGCATTACCATAAAACTGATTAGACAGATTCCAATATGCGCGAGTATATTCTTCAATACGTGAATAAGACATAATTTTAATCCTTGCGTTTTCTCGATTATTTCAATATTATATAATATTTGTCATCGAGGTCACAAGTGTTAAAATAATTGGCGACCTAAAGGTCATACTCACTATAAAATTTCATTGGCGATTTCAATTGTCCCCAGCGTATACCAATTTTAGCTTCAGCTTTAAACGGGATTGTTGTAATACCCCAATCAACTGGAACTTGTTCCATTTCATGCAAAGTTACATCAATAACCTTATCAATAGTTTCACGATGCTTAGGCACTTCAAGAAGCAAGCAGTCATGTACGGTGTTTACAATGTCAGTGTTAAACTGATCCTTTAACAATTCTTGTAAACGAATACCTGCTTGCATTGTAATAGTAGAAGCAGTTGACTGGTGTGGAAAATTCGCAGCCTCATTCTGAATGCTAACAATATTTTCCGGAGTAATTACACCAAAGCGCTTTTTATGCCCAAATACTGTTACCAAATCTTTTCCATGTAGCGGAGCATTACGACAAAGTTGAATAAAGTTCCAAGCCTGAGGGAATTTCTTTGCCCAAGTTGCTAACATTCGTGTTGCTTCCATCACAGTGTCTTCAATCTGTTCTGAAAGACCTGCAGGAGTAATTCCATACACGATACCGAAATTAGTATTCTTTGCACGCATTTTTTGCTCTTCAAGCACACGCTCTAATTCAGTTGTGTACCATCGATCATAGAACCGTTTAAGCTGTTCATCTGACCAATCTGAGGGATTACCAAAGATGGTTGATCGAACTTCTTCATGTAGTCCTTTTGAATTAGGATCAGTATAAATTCGGCAAAGTTCTGTATCTCCTGAAAGTGCTGCAAGACTACGAAGTTCTGCCTGATTAAGATCACATTCAACATACACATAATCAGGTTTTGGAATAAATTGTCCACGAAGTTTGGGTTCGCGAGGAATATTCTGCAAATTCGGATCACGACAAGCAAGACGGCCTGTAGCAGTGCCATGAATCAAATAACTCTGGTGAACACGTCCATCATCTTGCAAATGTTCTGTTATAGGTGTAACATATGTTGTAAGACCTTTATTCAGTTTACGATACTTTCGTAAAGCGACAACTGCTGGATGATCTGGAAGTTTCTCAAGTACCTTTTCATTAGTACTACGTTCCTTAGTAGGTAACTTCAACGTATTGAATAGAAAATCAACCAGTTGTAATGGGCTATTTGGATTTATGGGGCCATAACCCGATGCAATCGAAATAGCATTAATTTCGTCATTGTACTTTTTAACTTCATCAGTATATGCTGCACGATTCTCTTCAACTCGCTGCATATCAACGTACATACCACACATTTCAATGCGTGACAGATATTCAGATCCAGGAATTAATGTTTTGGTATATAGTAGTTCACTCTTAGCATCCATTGCTACAAGCGGGCGCAAAGTAGTATGTAGGTTGAAAGTGTTCGCAATATCATACGCCATGTACTTAACTAGAATTGGTTCTGGAATCACATCATATGACTGATTCTTTTTCTTGTGCGCATCAAGAATTCCTTTCCAATTCGGTGATCCTAGCCAATCAGAAGAAACCGTTTCTAGATCATGAATACCTCGAGTTTCATCTAAAGCATAGGACATCAACATAGTATCTTCATCAACATATGCATTATACCCATGCTGATGCCGAAGAAACTTAACATCAAACTTACCATTATGCCAACAGAAATCTACATTTCCACCATTGACAGTCCGTAATGAAGACTCCCACATTGGAGCAATCTTGTCAATAGTTATCCTATCAGGAGTATATTCACGTTTATATCCTGGAATAATATAAACATGCTTACCATCAAGTGTAAAACCTCCCATAAGGATCTTATCTTGGCGATGTGAGAAACCCATAGTTTCTAAGTCACCCGCAATAATTCCTTTATGTTCTCGTACAGCATTTAAAAACGCATCTAGAGTTTCAGGCGTATCAACATATGACCAAGTAGGTGGAACAAATCGATAAGGCTCTTTACCACATGCTAATGAAACTGCATAAGCAACATCAGCCTTAAATTGACGAAAAGAACCATTCCCACGAAGAAGATAAGCCGGATGAGTTGTTGCAATAATCCCATGTTCGGCTAAAGCTGTAGGAAATTGTTGTCCACGAATTTTGGTAATCTTGGTTTCATAGTTGTTAGTTAATGCCCAAACAGCTGCATTACCAAGAGCTAAAATTACCTTTCGCGGATGCATTGCAATTTCATCATGTACACGCTTGGCGTTTTCACGTGCAAGTTTCTGTAATAAATCTGTATCTTTGCCTGTACCAATTAAATGTGGTACAACATTCATAACATATGGTTCAGGAAAACTATCTGCTTTAAACTGTTTTAGTGCAGCTTGCAGAACCATACCAGATGGCCCAACAAAGGGTTTTCGAGCTTTGATTTCTTGTCGTCCGGGGGCTTCGCCAATAATCACGAATGGGCTATCTACAGGCCCAGACGCTGGCACAATAATTGCAGCCATGATTCGTACCTATATTAGAATCAAATTGGATCAGGGTAAGTCCTCATAAAGAGATCGGTAATTGATCCAGTGGGATACACGTTTATAGTTATCTGCCATCATATGTGTGTATACTGTTTCTGGGTCATTCCACCAATTACCGCGTGGAGGAAGAACTTTATCTAGTGTCAAACGCATCTTTAGATTTAGACTGGCCGCACGAATAGGTACAGCAGAATCAATACCATCAACTCGCCAGTGATTTGCTGTAAGCATATCGTCTTTAATGTCATTAGAAAATCCTAATAAATGCATTTTCCGATCAGGATTTAATAATGCTGCATACTGTACTGCTTCTAAACGAGACCGATTGAACTTCTCTTTGTAATTGCGTCCAATACCCCACCAACCAATATATGGATTATCAGCAAAATATTCGGCGCATTCTAACCATTCTTCAGGAGTTTCTCCCTGAGGAACAATCATAAATGTGTACGGTTGTTTCATATGATTTAAATGTTTAGGCCAAGTATTCAACGCTTCAGTACATGCATCAATTGTTGCATTTTTATCCATTAACACATCAGGTAATACAATCACATTTGCGGCACATAACTCGGCAGCTTCAGCAATTGCTCTAATATCTACAGCATTACCAAGTTCAATTACTGAGTTATCAAGAATTACTGTCTCGCAATTAGGCACACGGTAAGATGTTTTGTTCTTATAAAATAACCGGTATTCATCAGGATGTTCTAAAACATCATGAGCTAAAGGCAATGTATATTGCATTGCTCGTGGAATATAACTAGACAGTTCCTGAAGAATATGAATTGGGCAAACAGGTGCAAACATTGTAAGAGCCATAATATATTCCTTCAAGTTCAAGATTAACGTCGCAAAGTCTTAAGTTCATGAACACGTGTTTCAAAGAACTTATCAAGTTCACGCAAATACTCATGCATTGTTTCAATTAAGTTACGGGCTTCCAGAAGTTCTTGCGTATCACCTGTATAAATTCTGTCAGTAACTTCCTGCAGAATGTTTGAAATATCATTTGTGGTATCGTCTGCTTCAGCCTGATCACGAATTGACATTGTTTAAACCCCTTGTTTATTTCCCCACAAAAGTACATGCATTTGTGGAGTGAATCTAGCATGTCGTAATTCTGGTTCAAGCATTACATCTTCAAGTAACAATTTATAATGGTCTAGAAGATTTAAAGCAAGATTCTCTGGAAAATGTTCGTATTTATAACCAGGCGGATAAGGGTTACCAAGAGACAAATACAATTCAGCTCGGTTATTGAATCGCGGATATCGTGTAGAAAGTTGAACGGCAAATTCAATGTCACGCTGATCAAAAATTGGAATCTTTAATGCAAATTTAACCGGTGGTGAATGATATAACGCATCAAAGAACTTATCCAAATCTGCAATATCATGAACTACTCCCATGCCAGGACCTTTAGGTGAAACAACCAACTGGTCTGCCATAGCTAACCATGGGCGCCAAACAGATCCCTGGGTTTCAACGTGAACATCCCAATACGAGTCATGCAATAAAGTAACTAGACGCTTCAAGTCATGAATAGCTGGATTGCCACCAGATAACACAACACGTTTAACTGACGCAGGATGTTTTGCTTTAGCGCTTCTAAGTTCCTGAAAGATTTCATCCTGTGTTAGCCATCGTGCATTTGCTTGTACAATCTTGGGATCAACAGCATGCATTGAATCACATTGAGTACACCTGAAATCGCATAGTCCAAAACGCAGAAAGTATGTAATCATACCAGTTGCAGGACCTTCACCTTGAACAGTAGGTCCAAAACACTCCACTAGAGGAATCTTTTTGATTAATTCCGGCGAAGTAATTGTAGCTGATTCAATTGCAGACATTGAATTAGTCCTTTAGGGTAACTTTTGCCGAATTTCCTTCATGCTCCCAGACTTCAACTGACCGTAACTTACAGCGTGGCTTATATCCATTATCACCAAGCCACATATCAGCATAAATCCAAATTGCTTCTGCAAAACGTTCCATTCCAAGATCTGGTAAAACTCGGATATCAGCAATACCTAATTCTGCCAAGTCTTCTAAAGTTTCACGTTCCGGATCATCTTCAGCAATTAGAAGCTTATGATCGAAAGTATCCTCGAGCCAACCTTTTAGGCTCTTAAGCGATCCAAAGTCTACTGCCCAATTTCGGATGTCAAGCTCTTCAGTTTCGAAGGTTAAAGTAACCTTAAGAGCATATCCATGAAGGAAATGGCAATGCGATTCAGCACGCCACTGACGAAAACAGCAAGAAAGACCCACGCTATGCGCGTAGGTCTTAGTGCTCTGATAAATTAGGTTGTTGTCAGTCATCATAAACCACCGCTAGATTTCAATCACGTTAAAGCAGACTTCATTATCAAACATCCAGTCCTTGATCTTTTCAAGCGTTTCAGGACGCTCTTTAACTGGAATATCCGTAAACCAGTCTGCTGATGTGATTACAGTGCATTTGAAAAATGCATTCTCAGCACTTTCAGCTTCAACAATTTCCAGTACGAGATCATTATCGAAAAGGCTACAATAGCCAACAACAAACTTTTTCATTACACTCACACCTTGTAAGCTGTTGGATCGGAGATTCCAGCAAGTTTGAACGCTTCCTTACGTGCTAGACAAGTGGGGCATTCTCCACAGTGTCGATCGCCATTATCATAACACGACCAAGTATCCTCGTAATGTACACCGAGCTTAGTACCCTTCTCAACAATCTCGTACTTCTTCATCCACTGCAGGGGTGTTACAAGGCGAATTGTGTTATACGATCCAGTATAAATCGCATTTGCCATCGAACCATTAAACTCAGGTGTACAATCGGGATATGCCCAGTTTTCAGCATCCTCAGCATGCGCACCATAATAAATGGTTACCAGATCTTTCGCTGACTTTGTAGCTGTATCCTTATGAACTTGCCACATTTCTGCTTTCATATCTTCAGCTGAAGGTATTGCTGATTCATAAATTTCAGCTTCGGCCTGAATCTGTTCGTTTACATACTTCTGAGCATGTGCAGTAATCGCAGAAAGAAGCAAACCATTTCGGAATGGCACATAGCTAGGACTCACACCCTGAATCTTATCATAAGATGTGTGTACCATCTCCATCTTACCAATAGATTCACCACTCAGCAGAATATTAGACCCCTTGAGCAGATCACCAACATCAAGGATTGTATGCTTGATACCATACTGGGCACAAGACTTTCGAGCATATTCAAGTTCAAGCTTGTGACGCTGACCGTAGAAAATAGAAACAGCCTCTACCCAATTACAATCAGGTACATTATCGCTAATATTTTTATTTTCAGTGTAGCGATCCTGTGCCCATTCTTCAAATGTAACCTGAGCAAGACGTCCATTAGAATGCTGAGTACTTGGGAAAAAATCCTTCATCGCCTGATAAAGGCAAGTAGTAGAATCAAGTCCACCGGAAAGGAGAACGAAAGCTTTCTTCTGCATAACCATCGGGATTCTCACAAGGTTAGAGTTAAATTAATCCCAGAACAGAATATTATGATTCGTCTGGTTCAACATCATCGGGAGTGTGTGTAGTCGTAGTCGTAGTCGATGATGTTGAAGTTACCGAATTGCCTTCGGCTAAAAAGCGTCGCAATTCACCTTCGTACACTCGCCATCCACCACCAATTTGCACTGCCTTAATTTTACCTTCAGCTTTATACCGGAGTACTGTCTGATATGTAACATCAAGGATCTTAGCCAACTGCTTTAGAGTTACCCAATTGCGTTTAACTAATTCTTGGAGTGGAGGAAGCGTACGAGGATTTACCCCCGTACGCTCATTCATATTAGCCACCGAAGAAGCTATCACCGGTAGCAGCACCGGCAGTACCAGCAGACAGCACAGTCTGAATACGCGCAACGGTTTCACCGTTGTACTCTTCATGCTTCAGCTTGATACGCACAGGCTTGCCGAGAAGAACACCTTCATCAGCAATCTTCTGTGGCGCGAAAGGACCAGTGAAAATGGTCGGGTCAATGCGCAACAGAGTAGTCTTAGTACCGCTGAGAGCCTTCGGCGAGAAGCTGGTATAGAAGTACAGAGTACGACCAGCATATTCACCATCAGTGATCTTGAAAACAAACTGGAACATCGGCGCACCCGAGTTCGCAGACATCTTATATTCCACCGAATCAACCTCGGCGTTATAAATGCCCTTCGGGATAGCCTCAAACTTCATCGCCTCAATATTGGTAAGGTCGATGACGAGCGAACCACCGTCTTCAAAAACAGCCTGATTGTACAGGTCCTCAGAGATTTCATTCGTAGCCATAGTATATCCTATCATGCTAGGTCAGTTGGTTGTCTAATTAGTTAGACAAATTACCAGTTTTAACACAGTATCAGCTTACCCTAGGGGAATCAACTGCATTCAGGAGTACTGGCTTCCTGAAAAGGTGAATAGATAAAAACAGATAAAGGAATACACAACTAGTTCTCAAGACCTTGGCAGGATTTCATGGGAGCCTCGCGAGCCGTACCACTACTCAACTCGGTTTCCTTTACCTAGCTATGCCCATGACATATCTGTCTCCGCTATCACACCTAATTCATTAACTGTCTCGAAGGAGACCTGTGCCCTTCATAATATCAAACATGCTGGGATTATCAAAGTATGCTTGGCGCCAAGCAGGTCGGCGATTCTTAGCATCAAACTTTGGACCACCAGAAACGGGCTGAACATAAAGACGCCGAGGAGCTTCTGTCTGACCTTCCTGAAGAGCTCCAACTGTAAGCCATCCAACAATGTCAACAAATCCTTGAACCTGAGCGCTTAACTTTCCGGTAAGTGCAGGAGTGTAGTGAAACTTTTTCTGCTCATCCTGTGTATACTGTTCAGCACACACAAAAAGCACATTCATTGGAAGATCACGGAAAGCTCGAACAAGAAGCTTTACCATTTCGTTGTTCTTACGAAACTCTGGCCATCCAGCAGTATCGATATCACCATCCTTCATAACCTTAGCTGCATCGATATTCAGAATGCCGTAAGTGCAATACACTTCGATTTCTGTCAACGAATCCAAGATTACTGTACGATAGCGTGGAACTTTCTCATCAGGTACATCTTTAGGATCGTACCCAGTGACAGTACAGAAAAGCTTCCGCATTCCGTTGATATCATTAGCATCACGTGCCTTACAATAGGCAGTTAAGAACTCCTGAATAAATGCAACGGTCTTAAAGGTGTTAACGGGGATGTTATGAATTAAATGCGGATTCTTAACACGTGGGGAATCTTCAATAGTTGTGTCACCCTTTTCCGCATCGATAACCAGAATATCACGCATCTGCGGAACGTCAGCAGCAGTAGAAACAAGCTCTGTCTTACCAATACCATGCTTAGCATAAACAAGCATCTTAAGCCAACGCTGACGCTGCTGCTCCGTCTGGATCTGAAATGGAGCACTAACAGCACGGATAGCTCCAGCAGACTTAGATGGATCAGAATTCATCGAAGGATTAGGCGCCTGACCAGTCAAAGCTGTTGTAGGCTGTGCACTTACATTAGGTGTTGGTGCTTTTGCAGAAATCTCAACCATTTAATTTCTCCGGGTTAATTCAATTAAACTTGACCAAATCTGATTTGGGTTTATTTGAGTTTTAGGTATTTCCGCTATAGCACTCAAGTAAAGTATGGGTGATTGTTTTGTTCGCGCTCAAGCTCAACAGCTTTCATGTCTTCAGATGTTGGTAAATACTTACGCCAGCGGTCATATTCAGTATCACGTGGAGCCATTAGCAATTCTAATTCCTGTTGCCAATCAGATCCATCGTCAAGAGAAACACAAGGACTATTGAATGGGCACATAAACTGGCAAGTTCGATCAGGATTTGGATATAGTGGAAGATCGGGATTCAACATCTCTTCGATTTCCATCATAATCTTAACGGCTTCAGCTTCTCGCTGATGATCATTACGTCGCACACGATCACGACGAATAAACTTGTCAGAGTCCATATCCTCTTGCGTTGCTAACCAGTTTAGAAAGTCAATATAATCTTGAGGTGCACGGCTGACATCACCGTAAACATTCTTAATTACTGAACGTAACGATCGGTGTGTAATTAATTGCCGTTTATCCTGGGAAATTCTACCATTGGCAAGAATCTTAGGATCATCAGGAATAGCTTTACGATGCTGCTGGTAAATTACACCAACAATTGGGCGACCATAAAGCAAGTTGCCAGCCCAGCAATATGTGCTGATCTGTGAATCATTGCTATAATGTAAGGTTTGAATAGTTTTGGCAGTTTTATACTCAAGGATCCAAAGCTGATCGTATTCGTCAACAACTACACGATCAAGTGTACCTGAGTACATAACTTTATCGTACCCGAACTTTCGTGCATCAAAAGGAACCTCAACACGAAAGTTTACTTCTGTTTGCGGAACACCCTTGTACACAAAGGTTTTCAAAGGATCACGCGCAATAAGCCAATCATCCCAGTAGTATTTAAGCATACTAGTAGAAAGTTCAGCAAGTTCTTCAAGTTCACCAGGTAGCTTACGACGATCTCGACGTGCAGCACGCATCGTTGCTTCAATGTAAGCATTAAATGCTTTTGCAGGATGTCCGTATAAATTTGCACCATGACAATCTTCTAGTGCAAAATGAAACCCAGTTCCCATCCATAACGGACTTGGATTTTGTGCTGGCCCAATATTACCTCGTAAATGTGATTGCCATCCCCAACGACGACGACAACGCCTAAATGAGATTCTATCGGATGTACGAATTACAGCAACACGCCCAGTCGCTTTTGGCTTATCTGTATCAGTATCTAGACAAGCTTCTAATTCGCCGATAACATCACTAGGACGATCATCATACGCATAAGCATTCGGATCCCACGTATCAGTTGAGTTAGTAGACATTGCAAATCCGCATCATTCAATTGTAAGACTTATTTTATCTCATTAAGTAAGGCAACTCAATAGGAACTTATTGGTCCCAATTTTGGTCTGTAGGAAATCATGTTTACCAAAATCCATTTTACCTTTTGTGTACCGTTTTACTCACGTGCAAAAATTCCTACAATTTTTTAAAAAAGCAACCTATTCCCATTGCCCGCCACTCGCGAGTCGGTCTTTTACATATCCGTCCCATTTAACCAAAAATAAAAGGATCATAATATATGATCCTTTAAGTTATGTTGACGCCATACAGGAAGTTAGATCAAATTGGGTTGAATCGGAATTACTTGTGATGGCGCCGATTTTTGTTCATACCGATCTGTTGAGCTTTTACGCAAGCCTTCTGAAAAGATTCAAGCGTTGCACGTACAGCATCTGGATGATTTCGATTGCAATGACATTTGAATAAGGAAAATCCCTCTTTTGGAACAAATCGATTATGATGCGTTAGAACATATTCTGAACCATTTTCCTCCTTGATCAGGTATATTCCAAACCCGTAAAGATCATGTTCTTTTTGAACATGCACATAGCGGTGCATATCAACCTCCAGATAGCTTACTTAGTAGGTTTCGAGTTGATCACTTCCCAAAAGAGCCGATTGAGTCGCTCATTTTCTTCAGCGATTTCCAGCATGCCTTTGATATCATCAGGATCAGCACTCTTGAATTGCGGATCCTGAGTAACTTTCCGGCATTTATCTGCGAGATCATTAAGCCCTGCGCAGATAAACTCTAGTGCACCAACCGTAATGTTGACAGTTCGTATTTCCGGATCATCATAATAGATCAGATTGATAGTCTTAATCTCGGATACAGACTTTTTCATGTGTGTGTGTTTCTTTCTATCTTGAATCTGAATCTATTTCTGAACCTGAATCTAAGTTTAGTTAATTCCTGAGGTCTCTTCGCTCAGATACTTGTACGCATCAACAAGAGAATCAAACGCTTGACATGGATATTGATTGTTGTTGTTAACTACATCATACCAGAAATCAGTTCGTTGATCCTCTACATCATCGATTAGAATACTAACCCGACGAAGAATGTATGTGTAATTGTTGACATGAACCTTATCAACAATTGCGATATCGTACATAGGAATACTCATGATTGATTCCATTTAATGGAAGTGATAATATTTATTGTTAATATTATAATATAGTATTTAAGTTAAAATTTCAATAGTCTTTTCAGTGTACTATTTGGTATTCGAAACATTCCCAATTGTGATAGTAATCCGTTGGTTCTTAATATTGACATATTCAGCAATAAACTCATCAATACCGGGTGAATAGTAATAGAATGCATTAATTGATAAATCCCCAGATTGCGGAATTAACCGATCTTCTGCCTGTTTATTTTCATTTGGATCCCATTCATAACCAATAAACACACATTGTTCAGCACCTGCAAGAGAGAAAGCTTCCGCATACTTAATCGTACATAGAATAATTCCTTTAGTTCGACGATATTCAGCAACCCGAATACGCTGTTCTTCAGGTTCAATACCACCTTGTAAAAGGAATATATTCTTAAATCCAGCTTCTCGAAGAGCCTGCTCAAAAAACGGTAGAGCCTTTGCATACGGAGTAAAAATTACAAGGTGTTTATCCTCGTCAGTAGGACAACTCTCAGGATCCTGAAGACGTTCAATTAAATCTGTAATTGGTGCACCATACCCATATATAGGATCAAGAATTTTTGGGCAGATTAAGATTTGGCGCAATCTTAATGGTTCTTCAATAGAGCTGCTAATGACAGTCATCTGTTCAGATGGATGAATCAGTATCTTAGACTTTAATTGTGCAACCAGTTTAATCTGTTCATTAGTTGCATCCACAGCCCGAAGAGACCGTATAATTTTTGGCATATTAGGACGCTCGATTCGACGAAAACGTCTCCGAGAATATAAGTCAAGTAATTTGTACCAATTTTGGATATTCTCAGTACGAATCTCACCCACAACTTTCCCATACCCAAAATCATCAACATGCATAAATGCATCAACAAGTCGCCAATAAGACGAAAAATACCCAGGATTACATAGATTTAAGCATGTCCAAAGGTCGGGAGGTCCATTCTTTCCAGATAGAGTTCCAGAAAGTAAATGTACCCGATTACACCACTTTAGGCTTGTAAGCCATTTGAAACACTTAGCTGTCTCAGTTTTTCGGTTTCGAAGGCATTTATGGACTTCATCACCAATAACCGTATCAAAATGTCCAATACGTTTAATTGTCGAGGGCAACTGCAAAAATAGTTTATCACGTAATAATGCAGCAAATGAGGTTATATACACAATTGTGTTATTTGGCTGCGTTGGTTCCCGCAAATATATTTCCTGACGATCTAATGCAGCAGTAGAGCCTTTACCACGAATAATTCGAATTTCAATTCCGCGGTTTGGACAAAGCAATTTGAAAAACTTAGTGATATGATCACACCATTCAAGAAAAGCGTTCTTTGGGCATGCAATAAGTACACGTTTGCAACGACTATCTAATGCCAATACCGTCGATGTTACCACAGTTTTACCTAAGCGCTGTTCATATAAGTTCAATGACCGTGAATTCTTAAAAAACCATGGAATATCTTCCCGTTGGAATGGGTAGTAGTCAAAATCTATGCTTGATAGCTGGTTTGTAATTTCATCGACTGTAAGCATATCAAACATCCTGATCTGGTTTACTTTTATGCTTGACTAGTGTAACTGAACCATCAAGTTCTTTCCTATTACGCCATACATCATGTTCAGCGGCTTGTATATGCGTAAGAGCTTCCAGAATCTGATCACGCGCATTATTCGTCAAGGATGAACAACGCGATAGAATATTTAGTTGCCGACGTATACTAATAATCCGACCGCAGAGACCATTATGCCTATGAACATGCATCTTCTGTTCATGCGCATATGCAGATTTCTTTGTTGAACTCATAGAAAATCCTCCCAAACAGATGGGTACTCTTGTGTATGATTTCCTACAGGTACATTTCCAATTTCTTTTCGCGCCTGTTGTGGGCCAGCAGCCTGATTCTGATATTTGCCTGAATATGGCTGTTCACAAGGTGTAACAGTTAATGCAAACATTACCTGAGCAATTGGAGAACCTCGCTTAATATGCAAAGTACATTTCTTATACATACCAACAAACTGAAATAATCGCTTCCACCAAGGGTGTTGATTCTTTAGTTCTAGTGTTAAAAATCCATACCATCCAGCTTCTATTACTGTATTGTGTACATGTAGTCCCTGTCGAACCATTGTAGACTTGTCATGCACTGTACCAACGAGATTGTTGGGCATCTGAAAATATTCGATAGATGATGCAAGTAAAAAATCGCCTGGTTTTAAAACAACATCTTCAGCAATAGTGATGTCGTATCCATGACTTGACAAACCGCCAGAACATCCATTAATCACAGTTCGTTCAATAAACGGCTTAATCAAAGCATTCTCACACGGTACCGATTTCCATTTATTATTGCCGTCTAGAACTTTTTTAAAGCATAGAGACCGAATAGTTGAATCTGGTAAATATGCCATGTTATCCTCCATAAATAACTTAAGCCCCAACTTGTGGGGGCTTAAGAACTTAACGTTCTATTATATTCAGAAAGGATACTTCTGAATATAAATACGTTCGACTGCATTTCTATACACTCGATCCGATTGCTGCTTCATGAAGATTTCAATGGGCTAAACCTGTTCCCTTTTAAGCTTTCGAACGTAAGGATTTCCGAAGTCGATACTTATCAGGCTGAACTTTCTGCAGACCTAAACGATACATCTTTTCCTGATTGCTTCGAGCCTGCTGACGATTATGATGTCGTTTTGCAGGAGTGCCTCGAAGTGCATGAGGCGCCTTATACCGTTCAGTACTAAGAATACCTTTACTGAAGAGCTGTTCAATGAACTGCTGCGCTGCATTAAGCATTTGTTTCTCCTTCGTATTCGTCAGAAGTTTGTGGTGCTGTCCACTCTTTCTTGTCATACTGGTACATCCAACCTTTACCAATACGATCCTCTGCTTGGAATAACCGAACCATTGTTCGGTGACGACAGATACTTTTGGTTCCAGCAAAACACGTACAAACCATTGCAGTTTCAGAAATGTCTGAAACTGTATACATTTCTGTTTGTACACCTGTTTCCTGATCGAACTTCTTTACGGTGTATACGTCATCACGCATAGGAAAGAAGTCCACTGTGTAAATATCTTTCTTTCCCATATTCTCTACTCCTTAAACGAATCCCGAAGGATTTTCTTGCCGATATTGCGATTGTGTTTCGAATTCCGCCGTTTTGCCAACTTTCGTGAAGAGCCCGAGTACTCTTCAGTCCAGCCACGAGCTTTCACGAACTTCGGATTGACTGCCGATGTCGCCTTATGCTTGTCAAAGCCGCGGTGCCACCGATCGGTCGCAAGCTGTGCAATGACCCAGTTCGGATTGATCCCCAACTGCGTGCGATCGAAATCGGAAAGCGCCTTACGATCAGAAGGCGGAATCCAACGAAACGTGCGAGACATGATATTCTCCCTGTGTAGCACAATTGCTACATAGGAGAATCTCTTTCTTATACTCATAGATCTTGCACATTTAGTTTACTCCAAAAGAGTGGACTGGACGGTGGGATTCGAACCCACGACCCCTTGCTCCCAAAGCAAGTGCGCTACCACTGCGCTACGCCCAGTTAAGTGGTTCTGTATATTGCTTTCGCGCCAAGTCTGATGGCCTAAACCACATAACGTGTAAGCTTAATAAGAGATGTAGATCGCTTACTTTATCTACACCAATTTTGGTGCCGGCTACAGGATTTGAACCTGTGACCTTCGCTTTACAAGGGCGCTGCTCTACCACTGAGCTAAGCCGGCTGATAGTTCTAAGCTTTAAGCTGATTATATGCAGCTTCGAGCTTATGAATATTTTCCAACAGACTCCTCTGCTGACTCACTGTGCGCTGATATTCGCACTTCATAGTCCAGATCTGTCCATTTAGATCAAGCAGCTTTTGAATCCTCTTTTCATTTTCGGCATCTTTAGCAGATTCCTGCTGAACATACTTCTCATAAGCCGCAACTTTAACGCGCGAAATGATCCACTTGTGATTAGAGCTCTGTTTAGAAACTAAGTGTGTGCCGATATTGACTACCTGAACAACAGTGTAACCAGTAGTCGGCGAGTCAACAATAACCCAGTCGCCAAGCTTAAGATGCTTAGTGAAATTACACAGATAAGAATATTCCTTGCTCGGAGTAAACTTCAACCCAGCCTTCGGACGAAGTTCATGTCGAAAACAAACCCGAACAACCCGGGTATTCGGATTAACCGTATACAACTGATTGGTTTCAGTGCTGGTGTTAGCGTTAGCGTTAGCGTTAGCA